GATATATAGCGTCGGTTTGAATCTTATTTTTTCTGAGACTCTCTGCCCGTCTTTGTATCCACGGTAAAGAATATTGTTGCCGACCTTCGACACGTTGGTATAATATTTCATACACGTATTCTACTATAATTAAAGTAATAAGTAAAGGTTTAACCTTTTTTTATTTTAAAGGGTTTTTATTCACTAATTCATGATTAGCGAAATAACCACACCGACCAACCATTTGAGAACTAGAAACTAGCGTTTCAAGACCCTTAAATTCAGACCGACGTTTAGGCGAAGCGGCACCGGCAGTTTTTTTAACCGTAACCTTTTTAGAGGCAACGCGTTTAACCACACCACCTTTTTTTAAAAATTCAAGAGTAAGTTTAGCGTTAAGTTTTGAAAGTTCATTTTTAGTCATTTTTAAACTCTTTCGGATTTATTAGTCTATTATGTACTAATAACACAAAAAAGTAAACTGGTAAGTTATTGATTTCAATAGATATTAGAATAGATATTTAATCAAGAAATACCATTTGGGGTTGTGTTACTGAGGTGTAACCATTATGCACCCTTCCAATGTTGGTTAGTCCTATTCTAGAGATATAACATTGCGTTACTGGTGCTTTGAATATTTGCCCCTTACCACGTGCAGCATTGCCTGTTGTTTTTGCTTTACACATCAACCCTTCTTGCCCGTCTGTAGTATATAAAACGTTTTTTTGATGTTGCATTTTTAACATGAGAGACATTGGTCCTTTGCTGTTTGATGTAAAATCATCTTCTAGATTCTTACACCATTGAGCAGCAAATTCTGGTTTGAGGGTGTGACATTCCACTGCTATTCCGACGTTCCATATATCATACTCTTCTATATCAGATAGATGTTTCCGAAACGTTTCTTCGTCGCGAAGATATGCATCATGCTCCATTATAATAAACTTCTCGCCATCAGCAAGCAACCTCATTAAAGAGTGATATGTTTCCAGGATTGCAATCTCGGTCGGAGTTCTTTGCTTCGAAGTATTGACTTCAAAACTATTAGAAGGATTTTTGGGAGTGAAGCATTGATAAGGTTCTATTTCAATAACATCATTAACTGCTTCGAAAGATTTGGTTGCGTGCTTGACATATTCTGTTGAAATTTGACTCTGTAGGTCACAAATCATCAATACACGTTGCATCAAATATTCCTTTCAATTAATTGGTCCGACGTTTTTGTTGTCCGTTCCGTAGGAGCAGGGAACGCCGGCAAACCCTTATAACTACATCAAATAATCTGCCGTGAAAATCATTGGCACCATTACTTGCTGCTTAGGAGTATAAAAGAATGGTCCAACCATTCCTCCAATGATCAAAAATAAAAACAACGCGACAGTTGCTCTTTCTTTAAATTTCTTAATCATTTATTTCTCCTTTACATACCAGTTACGACATTCCTGTACTGATTCAGAAACACCATCCAAAACTTCTTGAGCACAAAGCTCGTCGAGTTTACGATTGCTATCTCCTACCAACAGGATGCCCACTAGTGTCATCGCAACCACCACGCCCATTATACGCTCCAACTAATTAGGATCATAACAGGCACTACTAAAAGTGCACCAAACAATTGTGCAATTGCGATCATTTCTTCTTTTTTAGAGGAGAGAAATTCCTCGTTTTTTACTAACTTTTCCATTGTAGTGTCCTTATTGAGAATTAATTTCTATTTTTCTCGGACGCTTCTCTTCGGGTAGTTCTACTCTGAGTTTAATCACTAGTAGTCCGTTGACGAATTCAGCTCCATCAACGACAACGTGGTCGGCGAGTCGAAATGTTTCCACAAATTTCTTTGTAGTAATCCCTTTGTGAAGATATTCTTTTGTATCTTCTTCAGGATTGCCCCGAATTACTAGAACTCCAGGCTTTGCCTCGATATCTAGGTCTTTCTTTTTATAACCACCAAGTGCAAATTCCATGGCGTATTCCGTGTCAGAATATTTGATAATATTGTGACGAGGAAAACCCTTCTCATTTGCGCCAGCGGCAGTTAGTCTTTCTATCTCATCCCAGACATGGTCGAAACCAATGAAACGAGAGTGGGGGAACGAAAACACTTTTGTTCGTGTATTAACCATTGCTATCTCCTTATTAATTAAGCAAGATTGTTGTCTATCTTCCGGACAATTCCGCGAAGACACTTCTATATATAACCTATTTTTCTGCTAGAATCAAGTATTATAGGATTTATTTGTTTCCGATATTATACTTCGGACAAAGTTCCCATTCATTCTTTTCTTTGTGGGAAATTATTTTTATTTGCCGAATAGGAGCACACTCCGCTGCTTGTGTCCTATTGTTGATGGTAATCAAACCCCAATCGCTCAATAAAGTAGCGATTGTATTTCTTCTTAGAATATCGTTTTCTTCCAGATTAGATTTTTTACCGTCGAGTAAAAATAATTCTTTGAAGTGCACAATAAAGTATCTACCCTGTTTATGTAGTATATGACAAGATTGAAATAGTTTGTTTTCTTTGCGGGATGCAACACCTATTCGGGTAAGCGTCTCACGGACTTTTAAAAAATCATCTGGTTCGTTTAGTGTCACCTCTAGCATATCTGCTGGCGACCATATCTTATTTTCTTCCACCTTTGTTCACCTTACCCTTAATTACTACAATTTGTTCGGGTGAAAGCAGGTCAAGAGTCCTCTGCGCTTTTTCGTTGCTGTATCCATAATACTCTTTTATCGCTTCCACGTCATCTTCTCTTGTAGGTTTTATCCACTTAGAGAATCGTTTGCGTTTACGAACAATATTTAGTAAAAACTGAAATTGTAACAAATTATCAATCTGGTGATATTTGTTCATTTCATTAGCAACGATTGCAGTATCCTGAAAATATGATAGTTGTCGATTAACCAAAAATGGATTGTACGCCTTTTCTGTTAAATCATCTACCATGATATCTTGTTTCGTGTAGTTAATAGCATTAACAAAGTCAAACGGATTCATGATTATCCTTCAGTATATGGTGTTTTGGTTCCCAACCAAGTTCTTTAAGTACTGTCGGATTTGCACAAGTATGCTCTCTTTCCCCAACAACTTCTCGAAAAGGTAGGTTATTGTCTTTCCAAAGATGATCAACCATTTCTTTAACAGAAACTGGTTCGCCATTTCCAACGTCTATTGCTCTATTATGCCTTACTTTTTCCCAATTAGTAAGGCAAATATGAATAGCGTCGGACACATCATAAACATGAGTCCAGTCTCTGGTATGGTTGGTTACATATTCAACATCATGCCTGAGTACTTTATGATACAACATATCGGGTCGAGAGTCATCACCGTAGACAGTATGAAACCGAAGTCCTAGTGCGTTATCTGGAGCAATTTCTTCGCAAACTTTCTTAGTTGTAGCATAAGGACTTAACCACCATTCATAGACACTAGATGAGCTCGCCCAGACTATTGGACAGTCATACTGCTCAAAGATGTTTCGAGAACCATCAACATTCATTTCCCAATATGTTTCTGGAATCTTATGCGACCTACGAACTCCAGCAAGAGCACCAAGATGAACAACAGCATCAATGCTCGGGTCTTTAACATGGGTTCTTATATCTTGGTCCTCCAATAAGTAATTATGAAGCATATCTAATGGAATAAAATCATAATGATCAGAATACTTCGCGCGGAAGTTTCTTCCTATAAATCCGTCAGAACCTGTGAGTAAAATCTTCATTCTTCTTTCTCTTCTTTCACAAAGATACCATCAACCATTCGTCCTTTACGATCTTTAATATCGTCCCAAGCAGTTTCAAGGCAGTCAGTCAGCGAATAATTGTTACGTTCCATAATGTTAATCAACACTACCATGATATCACCAATATCATCTTTCATGTCTTTACCTTTGCACATATTATCAGATAACTCACCACACTCTTGAATGAGTTTACAAAACTGATCTTTGTCAGTGCTACCATCGATCAGGTTTCTATCGCGGTGCCACGTTTTAATTCGCGACACCATGACATCAGTTATACCTCTTGCCTCACCATTCCATTTATCATTCATGTATTTTCTCGCTATTTAATTTCAACGTTTGCCATAATTTCAGTTAGACAAGCAACAAGGTTTAATTCATGATCTGCAACGAACGCATTCTTGTACTGATAGTCCGCCATAATCAGAACCAACTGAGGTATTGAATTTGCCTCGACCTTAGTATACATGGCATCGAATATATGCCGAAGCACTGCGGTCATGTCTAGGTCGACATTATTGGCAACCCAAGTTCGCATTTTCTTAAAGTTCTTGGTCTTAAGAATATCGAAAAGATTCTCAAAATTCTTTTCAACCGACGCAGATAAAACCTCGCCGTTCAGTTGTCCGCCAATACTGTGGCGCTGACATTCAGTAATGATACGCCGCCAGTCTGGAGCGTGCTTCATTATTAATTGAGCAATGAGATCTTTGTTAAAAGATACTTCTTCATCTTTGAGAATTGTAACTAACCGTTCAAAGAAATCTGCACAGAGTTGCTGCATTTCTTTCTTTGTGGTATTAAATTCATATACACCACAACGAGAATGTAGCGGTTCAATGATTCTATTTTTGAAATTACAAGTTAAGATGAATCTGCAGTTATCAGAGAATTCTTCAATAAAACCGCGCAGCGCAGGTTGGGTAGATTGGGGATTAAGATAATCTGCCTCATCAAGTATGACAACTTTTACGTCACCCGAAAGAGAGACCGAAGAAGCAAACTTCTTGATCTTCCCTCTCAGAGTGTCGATATTACCCTCTTCTGAACCGTTTACAACAATATAGTCATAATCTAATTCGTCGCAAAGAGCACGAGCAACAGTTGTTTTACCCAAACCAGCAGAACCGCTGAATAACATATTCGGCAGTTCTCCCTTTGAGACTACATTCCGAAATGTATCTTTAAGTGTTTCGGGAAGAATAGTATCTTCGATGTTACGGGGTCGATATTTCTCGACCCAAAGAAAGTCAGATGACATAATATACTCCAATGCATAATATAATAGTTTACCGCTTCAAATAGGAGTATTCAAGTTATTTCTTTTTTTCTGCCTCTTCTTGTGCTGGTGTTTTGAGTGGTTCGTTTTGTGCGTTCTCAACAACTTGGATCAAAGCAATGCACTGATCTCTGAGTTGTCCAATAGTTGCAAGTTCTTCACCCTTAAACCCACCTCGTGCTGCGATAGTATCAATTACCGCGACTGTGCTTCGAGTAACCCTGTTGGCAAGGTCGACCATTTGATCAGTATCTGACATTATTACGCTCCATATGTACTAGATTTTTCAAGTGCTACCCAATATTCGATAGCGGTTTCTTTATTAACAAAATGTGAGATCAACTTTGAAGAAATAGAAACGTCATAACTACCGTCAATCATTTTAAGATTGCTGATGCTAAATACGAATTTAAAGTCTTCACTTTTTACCGAACCATTGACGTCAATAGAAAAGACATTAGAAGTCTTATCGTTGTTGTCAATAACTGATAAACTAATCACACCGTTAGATGCAGAGACAGACATCTCTGTGTGTCCAAGAACAGAAGATGCTTTCTTAACTCGACGTAATACTTCTTCATCAAGTTCGAATGTAACCTCTGCCTCAGGCATTATAATGTCTTTCGATGGTTTGGTTAGCATATCTAAATCAGAATAGAAATACTTAATTCTAGACCTACCGCTACCATCACCAACAAAGACATGAGTGTCTTCAAACTTTAATCGAGGTTCGTCGACCAAAGATATTACACTCAAAAATTCATTCAAATCATAAATACCGAATGTCTTAGGAAATTCATCATCAAGAATTGCGGTACTCAACACGTTCTTTGCTTCTGAAATAGTCTTAACAGTATTGCCGCTACTAATTACCACGTTGGGGTTAATAGAAGAAAAGTTGCGAAGAACCTCAACTGTTTTTTCACTCAATTGCATAATATATATCCTCAAATGTTTTTAACATTATACTTTATTATTTTACAAAATTCAAGCAATGCTGCTAAAATTTTTGGTCTTGACAAATTCAATCTTGCGATCAAAATTGTTTTCAAGAAGTTCACCTTTATGAGATATGACAAACACATTAGTGTCGTTATCTAATGTACCTAATATCTTCATCAGGTTCTCCACTCCCTCAGCATCAAGAGAAGAATCAAACGTCTCATCGAGCAGCAATAGATTAGTAGCAACGCTGTTTTTCATTTTAGCAACTTGACGCCAAGTAAAAAGTAGTGCTAAATCGATACGCTGTTTCTCACCCTCACTAAATGAATCATAAGAAAACGCATCGCGATGACGCGACCGTATAGTTTCTTTGAATGCTTCATCTAAATCGAAGTGAACATAAAAATCTAATATCTGTAGATATGAATTAGTGAGTTTGTTTATCACAGGAAGATACTGTTTGATTACTTTGGTTTTTATTCCTGTGTCTTTAAGGAGGGTCGAGATGACTGTGTTGTACTCTTTATCTTCTGCAAGTTTGAGTCTTTCGGAAGAACATATTTCTTGCGAATCTCGGAGACTCTCGAGCGAATCTCTTGCGGTCTGCATGCTATCCATACCTGCACCGAATTCGGATAACTGATTCTGTATAGTCTGTATTCTTCTTCTGACACCTTTAATCTTTTCTTGTAATTTCTCCGCATCATCCACTCGTTTAACTTCATCAAAATATTTAACTTGAACTTTCTCAACTTCTGCGGAGATGGTTGAAAGTTCTTGTTGTAGATTCGTATTCGCCCTTTCAATTTCTTCTTTCTTGCTCTTACACTCGGAAAGTTTATGTTCTTTTGTGCTTCCAAGGATTTCTTGATCGCACGTTGGGCAGGTGTCATTCTCTTCATAGAAAGTAATGTCCTTATCGAATTTTTTAATCTTAGATTGAAACTGAAACTCGAATTTCTCAAACTCAGACCTCTTCTTTGCAAGTTTGCCCAGTTCGGTGTCTAATTTACTTAGAAGATCTTCTTGTATTTCAACATACAGTGTTTCTAAAAGATTAAGTTCTACTTGCTCTTCTTCAAGATCTTTTTGTTTTTCTTGTCTAGCAGTCTCAGATATTTTTTCGAGTTCACGAATATGATTTTTTTGCGCAACAATTTTTGTTTCAATAATTTCTAGTTCGTGAGAATTATGAGTCATATCATCTTTAAGTTTTGACACATTTTCTTTTAAAATTGCGTTCATCTTTGAGAAAACATTTATATCAAGTAAATCCTCAATGACTTCTCTTCTCGTATGAGCAGGTAACTGCATAAAAGGAATAAACGAAGAGGATCCAAGGACGACTACCTGATGAAATGACTTATGATTGAGTTTCAGGATATTCTGCTCGAGAACCTTTTGATACTCTTTAATGTGTGAGTTCTGATTAATCAGTTCGTCGCCTTTCCAGATCTCGCAGATGGTTGGTTTCAACCCACGAACGATCTTATACCCAACGCTATTAACATTAAACTCAACCTCAACAAGCATCGCTTTATTATTGATCGTATTGATCAACTGGATCTTATTAATGTTTCTGTGTGGTTTTCCGAACAACGCGTAAGAAAGAGCATCGAGCATAGTCGACTTGCCCGAACCATTTTGTCCTACTACTAAGGTAGAGTGTGTCTTGTTTAGGTCTAGTTCTACAAAGTTGTCGCCGGAAGAAAGAAAATTTTTGAATCGTAGTTTCTTAAAAACTATCACGCAATCTCCAAAGTTTGTGCCTCAATCATTAAACGATGCACCTCGGACTTAATCCGATCTTTATCAAGGTCAGTATCAACCGCATCAATATAAGTATATAATAAACTTTCCGTGTCTTCAACACTTATCTTATCGTCGTCAACATTTGCGCCAACGAAGTCTTGAAAGTTCTCTACAATCTGTAAACCAAATATAGAACGTAAGTTTATACGATCTACCAGTTTTTCAAATTCTTGTGGATCTGCTTTATTTACAACAATCAGTTTGACAAACTTTTTATCTAAGTAACTGAGGTCGCCAATTTCTCTACCGTCATAATATACTTTCTCAAAGATAGTAATTGGATTTTCAATTGCTTCCATATCTCTAGTTTCGGTATCAAGAACATGAAAGTATTTTCTATCATCACAGTCATTCCAAAAAAACTGCATCTGACTGCCCAAATAATAGACGTTGTCAATGCTTGACTTGGTATGGAAATGCCCCGAGAGGACTGCCTCGAACTTGGAGAATAGAGAGTGTGCCATCCCATCGGAACAGGGTATGCCTTTCTGCATCTCAAACCCTGCGAGTTCTAGATGAGCGCCGACCATATCAGCAGTGCAATTATCAAGAAACTCAAAGGTCTTTTTTTCATTCTCAGGATTAATCCATGGGATCAATGCCATCTTAAGACTGCCGTATTGTTCAACAGTAGGTTGCTCGATGATTCGAACCTCGTTCATATAATGACCAAGGAGTTCCTTCAGCGCGTTTAACTTATTGGTGTTTTTGAAATAAACATCGTGATTACCTGGAATAATATCCATGTGTATATTAGAATCGCGCAAGACATCAAGAAATATTCTGCGATTGTGGTGCAGTGCCTTAAAATTAATTGAAGTGCGGTTTTCATAGTAATCTCCCAAGTTCAAGATTTTTTTAATGCCACGCTCTTCTAGAGCGGGGAAAAAAACGTCTCGATAAAATTTTTCCTGATAATCCATAAAGATTTCAGAAGAGTTACGAATACCACAATGAGTATCGTTTAAGATTGCAATCTTCATTTATTCACCAGTTATGTATCACATTTGCCATAATAAAAAAACAGGTTAGAAAGTTAACACCCACAATAACAGATCTTAACAAAGCAACATAATTGTCATAAGGTTCGGTCTTATCGTCCGAAAATCCACCCAGAGCATACTTCCATATAGTCCAGACTTTTTTCATTTAGTTTACTAGAAACTCGCTCAAATCAGAATCAACTGCTCGGGTACGCTTTACCTTTTCTTTCTTAGCGTAGGTGGTAAAGTTTTTATCTTTCTCTTTGATAACGTCGATTCTTTCTCTCAACTCATCAACGAATGCTTGCGTTTGCAAAGTAGCAGAATTATTATCTATCTCTTCTGCTACCAACAATTCTAATCCACTCTCACTTAGATATTTGAGTTTAATATCTTGCTGTTTCTTTTCTTTCTGTATTCTTCTTAAGAAAGCATACCACGCAATCTGCGTGAAATACGCGAAAGCATTTGGTTTTCCTGTTCGCGTTGCGACTTCTAGATTATAATTCTCAATCGCTTTAAGGCAATTTTCGACAGCATCCATAACCATCTCTTCGCGATAAGTGTACCTGACAAAATTTGCTTTGTGTGATAACCCTTCTGCTATTTTTAAAAAACATTCCGCGATATAATTGGTTACTTTAGGTTTTTCAGCATTGTCCTCTGTTTTTGATTGTCTGACAAGAGTCACATAATCTACAACTGCTGCAGAGAATTGAGCATTATTCACATAGTGTGGTTTTTCATTTGCTTTCATAATTACCTCAAAAAATATAGTATAGCATAAATTTAATTGATATTAAAGGGGTTGTTTTTTCCTTAAAATTGCAGTATAATAAGAACATCGTCGTTCGGGGAAGTTAGATACTAAAATCGAGGAAACTGAATGACATTACTCGGTAGCGCTCCTGAATCAGCATTTGCAATAGAGGAAACTGTTTCGTGTAATTGTTCTAGTCGTAATCTCAAATAATACTCTTCTCTTTCTTCATGAGTAACATGCGCGTCATTTACCGCATCATCATACTGTATTTTTAAATATTTATTAACTTCTGCTATTCCTAAAACATGATCGCTACTAACAGAAATAAAATGTTCTGAAGATTCTACGTATTGAAACCATGGCCGGAAAATATAATACTTTTGTCTACCCTTTCCAACACAATCGATCGCCATTGCATTTCTTACTAATAAATCTCCGTCCTCAGTCCACTCTACTATATCGCAAATTAACTCTTCACCGTTCGACAATTTTATTTGATTTGTTGTCATAACTGAACCTGCGTTACTTTAAAATTAAACTTCTCATTCTTATATATTTTAATTCTTTCAGCACTATGTCCTAGAGTAAAATTGGGTTTGCCATTAGATCTTAAATCATCGGCAATGTCGTATAGTTTCGTGTCTCTGCCATCATCTGACAATCGTAGACCTCTACCAATGGATTGTAACACCCTGATTTGCGATTTGCTGGGAGATGCGAAAACAACATTATGGATATTACGTATGTTGATCCCAGTACTAAAAGTGCCCAAGGAAGCAAGAGTAATAGAATTTGATTGTGACTCGACAATTTTTCTAATTGCTTCACGATCATTTGCTTTGACTTCTCCACTAACATAAAACAACCTCCGCCCATCTTCTAGTTTATCTTCAATCAGATCTCTTAAAACCTTTCCGTGTTTTTCCACTAGGTTAAATAATATTAATGTATTGCCTTCTAAACTGCACGCGAGATTACGAATAAATCTATTTCGTGCATCACAAGAAACAATAAAATCTATCTCGTCTTGATACGTTGCTTCCTTTAATGTATCTCTTATTTCTTTCGCATATTGTAGTTGTATTATATCTATATTTAGGTTTGCTAACTTTTTCTCTTTTTGCAGTTTTGCAGTTGTGGTAACTTTCATTACAGGTCCAAATAAACCCTCTAAAACCAGTTTATTTGTTTCTGTTCCGTCCAAAGTTCCAGTAGTTCCAAATCGATATTCAGCATTAATCGCTTTATTCATAATAGACGATAATGATTTCGCTTTGAATCCATGACACTCGTCACCAAATATTGCACCGAAATTTTCAAACCATTTACCGCTGAGTCTATGAATCGATTGCCATGTTGTTATAATTATTCTCTTTTCAGTATCTTTATCTCTTCCTGAATATATCTGATGACAATTAGCGTCTGCATCAAATCCATAATCAGTAAAATCAGAATACATTTGTTGCACTAATCCTGTTGTTGGGACAACAACTAATACTTTCTGATCTTCATTATGGTTTAAAAACCAACGCATAAGTAAGTAAATAATAAAAGATTTACCTGATCCAGTTGGAGAAACCAGAACACAACGTTTGTTTTCTATTGCATGAGTTATCGCGTCATATTGATAGTCGCGAGGTAAAAAGGGTAGGTTCTCGAAAGTTGAGATAGTTTTAAGTAATTCGATATGATTTACTTTGTTACGATCGTTTGCTAGTCCATAGTGCGAGTCTTTAAGTGCAACGCCATATCCTCGGTTCATAGCAAATTGTTTTATTTTCCAGAATAAACCGGCATTAATTTCGCCGTTGTTTCTATTAAATAAACGTATTCTGCCATCCCACACCTTTCTTCGGTATGCTGGCATAAATTTATATCCTGGAACGAAAAAACAAAAGTAATCAGAAAGTTCTTGTGCAATTGAACTCGAGCAATTAACTCGAATCATGCTAAAGTCTTTCAGAGTTACTTCAATATTTTCCATTAAACACCTGATTCAAATTTACGCCAATCTATCATATTCTTAATGGTTTGATGTCGCCATGTTATATGAGAAAGTATTTCTTTCAATGTATCTATTGTTGTTGTTAGATAATCTATTTTTGCTTGCGACTCAACTAGTTCTGGATCAGCATTAACATAATGTTCCATCTCACCCTTTAGTATTTTAAGTCCGTCAAAGGGGTCTGGATTCCAACCCATCTCTTCGATTTCATCTCGACTTAATTTACCATTATACCATAACCACTTTTTTTTCATTAGTGCTTTCTGTTTATACTCTGCTTGTCTTAACTGCAGTTTCGTATTAGAAAGAAGTTCAAGGTATTTAGAGTGCAAGAAAGGTGTTTGCCTAGAAGATTCATCAAGGTAATTAGATTCTAACTGAGAATCTTCTTTCCATTCTTCAAGAATTGTTTTTAAATCCATATTGTAAACTTCACTTAAAAAAGATATATTATACTATACTATTTCGAAATAAGCAAACCGGAAGGATGATGTGAATTGGAGCGGTGTTATGTCTGTTTGCGTTGCTGTCATTTCGATGTCGCTAACAGAGGTAGGAAAGGCGTTGTAATACCGTATACGTTTATTGGGGTTGTTCGAACTAGTGAGTAACGATACAGTAATATCAGATTCAGTGGGCAATTCCGAAACGGTTTCATCGTCAAACCCCCCTAACTGAATTCCTTTAAATGAAGTCGTATGACTCTTCTCAATTATTCGTACTAACCAATTGTACATTTCTATATATGACGTCATATCTTCATCAATTAAAAATGTGATATTGAGATCGCCGTAGGATATGTTGTCTCCT